GCGGGCGCGACACGCTAGGCGCGGCTCCGGCCTGATTAGGCTTTCACCTCTACATGAAAACTGACTTGTCTAGGCCAGAATGGTATAAACATATCACGATGCAGCAATTCCGCTACATCGCATTTCGGAGAAAGCACTATGTCTGTTGACATCATCAAATCCACCTTGGCCACCTTGGCATACACCTTCAGTCAAATGAAGGCCAAGGCCGGAAACATCGCCGCCGAGGTCGCCCGGCGCTACGCCAACGGCTTGACGGATGAGGCCAAGGCCGAACTGGAGCAGGGTATCGCCTTGCACAAGGCCGAACTGACCGGAGAGCGCCACTTCGTCCTGTCCGGTACTTCGGCTGAGGAAGTCTCCGCCGAGAACGGCAAGGCTCCGAAGGCACCGAAGGGCGCAACGGTGCTCACCCTGACGCGCGACATGGCGTGCAATCTGTCCACCTATGACTACGGCAAGATGGGACAGGATGACCCGGCACGCAAGGCGGCGTACAAGGTTGTCCGCGAAGACTGCCAGAAGTACGAGTCGAACACGATGAAGGAACTGGAACGGAAGGTCGCCGACATCCTGAAGGGCGGCACCGGGAAGGGGGCTCGCACCCCATCATCCTTCGCCGCCACCTACATGGGGCGGGAGTGCAAGATGGTGAATGATGCCCTGACTCGCCGGAACAACGCTGCCAAGCGTGGCGAACCGGGCATCCCGTCCGAAGCAACGCTCAAGGCAGCACTTGCCGCTTACGAGACCACGCTGCAGGACGGCCTGAAGCGTGAGGCCGCGCAGCGCGAGGCCGACATCGCCGCCAACGCCGCCAAGGCCGCTGCCAAGGCCAAGGCCTAACCTAGGCCACTACGCCCGCCGGAGCCGAAAGGTTCCGGCGGGCATTTTTTTGCCCGCGCCCCGTGAAACCAGTTCCTTGTTTTCGAGCGCGTCCCTGTGCGAGCGCGATCCACCGTGCTCTTGCCTGCGCGGAGTTCCGCTTAATTAGGCTTTCATGCAGACATGAAAAACCCTACGAACGGTGTAGGCAGCGCCCAATCAAGACTTCATGTGCGCGTGACGGCCAAGTTTGTACCATAAGTATAATTTTGACTAATGGTACAAAGTTCATTCTGGGCCATCAAAATTGTACGCGCTGCCTAGGAATCGTGGAGTCAGAAAATACAGACCGCGTAGGAATCCGCCGCTAACATCTTGCCAATTTTTTGTACCATAAGTATATATTTGACTAATGGCACAATCTTGTTCCGTAATTTGTTCCGGGTTGTTCCAAGTTTGTTCCGTTTTCAAAACGCGTAAGTCGTTGATTGCAAAGCGAAAATCAAGTTTGTTCCGTTTGTTCCGTGTTTTTTATAGTATAAGGAGTAGGTTGAGAGAAATTTCGCGATCGAGAGGTACGGAGCAAGGTAGTTAATACATACTTTATCCCACATGAAAATTGCCAGCCAACCACTCCTTATACTTTAGAAATCACGGAACAAACGGAACAAACCCCTATTAGTATATTCTTATTATATTATTATTATTAGAGAAATCAGTCACTTACGCCCTTTTCACCCCCCCAAATCTGTACCATAAATAAAGTTAGAAATCCGGCACAACACGGAACAAACGGAACAAAACCCGGAACGCTCTCCCCCTGCCTATTTCAACTCGACCAGCACAAATTCATTTAACTGATGGTATTAAAGTCAATTTATGTTATACTACGCGTGGCTGGAAGACCGTATCTTGTAGGGCGCTACGGCGCATGGGGTACGGTCGCTAATTAGCGTTTCACGCAGACATGAAAAACATGGAGACCGATATGGCAGTCCACATCAGCACGGTATCGAAACTGGATGGCATCCGCTCTTGGTCACTCAACGCCCTCGAAACCTGCCCCGGTTCGCTGAACGGTGACGGGACGCTCGTAGACGCCTGTGCAGGCTGCTACGCCGTGGGGGGCAACTACCGCTTCCCCAATGTCCGCAAGCCCCGTGACGCAAACAGAGCGGACTGGGAGCGCGACGGGTGGTGGGGCGACATGGTCGCCTCATTGGTAGACGATCGATACTTCCGGTGGTTCGACAGCGGTGACATGTACCACATCAACCTCGCCCATAAGATTTACCTTGTCATGCGCGACACCCCGTGGTGTCAGCATTGGCTCCCGACCCGGATGCACAAGTTCCCGAAGTTCATGGCTGTCATCCGGCTGATGCAGGAACTGCCGAACGTATCGGTTCGACTGTCTTCGGATTCAGTCATGGGTGAATTCGTACCCGGCCTGCACGGTTCGACCATCCTGCCGAGCGTGGATGCTGTGCCGGACGGGGTGATGCTCTGTCATGCCGCCGTGAACGACGGGAAGTGCGGCTCATGTCGCGCCTGCTACGACAAGACGGTGCCTGTCATCGGCTATGTGGCACACGGTCGATCGATGATGAAGGTCGTCCGCGAGGCAACCGCGAGGGCAGGCAAGTGAGGTGCGCGGGGTGCAGGCGTGAGGAGGTGTCCCCCCAGAGAGCGGCGCTGGGGTACTCGACCTGTATGCCGTGCGGGGAGCGCGAGGCGCGTGCAGTCAACCACTGCATCGTCCCGATGCACAAGAGCAACTACATCGTGGTGTCGGATAAGACACTGCTGGCTGAACTGACACGCCCCGGTCGGGGCAGTAACCACTAGGAGAACGACATGAACGACGACAAGAAGCCGAGCCTTGGTGACCTCTTGAAGGGCAAGTACCGCCCGTCCCTCCGGGAGTTCATCCACCCCGAGACCCTCGCGTTGACCGAGGTGGAGGGCGTGACCGTCTCGACGGTGAACCTCAACGACATGGCACGGGGCGTGGACGGCGTGTCTTCCTTCCCGTACGAGATCTGCCTGTTCTACGACACGGGCAAGCCGAGCGAGGTCATCGGGCGTTACGCCACGCACCTCATGGCGTTGCACGACCACATCGACACGGTCAACAAGATTCTGGACGAGGGGCGCAAGCGCCGCGCCGCGCTCAAGATCCAGATGCAGTACCGCCTCCAGAAGAAGCGCGAGGAGGGCTGAACATGAACGACGAGACTACGAACGACCGGGACACCATCACTATCAAGTGGCATTTCAGTGATGTGCAGGAGGTGCGCCCTGACCTGACCGACGAGCAAGCACGGGAAGTGCTGTGGCACGCCAAGCGTTACCACGATGCCAACGAGGGCATCAACTGGGCGGTGTTGGAAGCCCACGCGGATTTCATCTTTGGCAAGGAGGGTGAGTGACATGGCTTACAAGAAGTACGCCCGTGAGTGCGACGAGTGCGGCAAGGGCATGAACGAGGGCTACTGCATAGACGGTGGCATGGCCTATTACTGCTCCGACGAGTGCTTGCACAAGGACATCACCCCCGACGAGTGGAAGGAGATGACCGACGACGAGGAGAGCGACTCGTACTGGACGACATGGGACGAAGACCCCGACGAGTACATGGTGGACGAGGCCGACCCCGCGCCGAACAAGTTGAGCGTGGAGATGGTTGATATTTTTCTGGCGGGTATCGGGTTCATCGATGAGGCCAACGCCCGATTCAGGAAGCAATTGATCGACCGAGGTCTCGACCCCGACAAGTACGAGTTCATCAACTGGACTGTGACCTGCGATGTGCAGATCAAAGAGGAGGGCAAGGCATGAACAGAAAGGAACTCATCGACGCTATCGTGGATCGCGTCATCACCAACATCTGCGAGGGCTACGACGGTGGTCTGGAGGCGTGGGTGGAGGATGTGCTGAGGTACGGACGGTCGGGTGAGCCGCTCAACGATATGCACAACGAATACTTGCGTGGGTACTACGCAGAACTGACGAAGGAGGAGGACAAGGCATGAGCAAGACACGCGAGAGAGCCGATGTCGAATTGATATACAGCCTTGACGAGTTGTACGGATGCCCACTGGGGTTCGATGAGATTGTCATCGAGACCGTCCGGCAAAACCTTGAGGACATGGGCAAAGACCCGGACGACTACGAGTTGGGGCCGGTGCAAGTGCTATGCGTGGTGACGCTCAAGAAGGAGGACGAGGCATGACCGTGAACTACATGATCATCAAGCAAGAGGACTTCGACCCCGACAACCTGCCTGACGAGGGCTGTCTGAGTGAGGTCATCCTCGACTGGGACAACTATGGCAGGAGTGAGGACGACGAATGGATAGCCAAGGGGGAGTGCAACTATTTCCTCTGGCGTAATACGGAAGTTCCGGACAAGTTCGTGCTATGCGTGAATGTCTGGTACCACCCGCCCCATGACGAGGATGACGATGACTATCCCTATGTGGTGCAGTATCTGGAAGTGGAGGTGCAATCGTGAGCGACAAGAAGCGAGTCATCATCACCATCAGAGGTGGCATCCCCGAGATCATCGAGGCACCGGACGGTGTCGATGTCGAGATACGGGACTATGACACCGAGTGGTATCCCAAGGACGAGTTGGAAGAAGACGAAGACGGCGACAAATATTTTCCGAGGAGTAGTTGAGTATGAAGACCTACGAAGTGACGATCCGTGCGACCGTGACCAAGACGCTGAAGATCGAGGCCGAGAACGCAAACGCTGCGTACATCGCAGCGCATGAGGAATTCTCCGTGCTTAACACGGGGGAGGATGAGGACTACGAGCAGGAGACTTTGGATATTCAGGAGGTGAAGTCGTGAGTGACAAGAAGTACATCACCGCCGAGAAGGCCAAGGAGTTGACCAACGGCTACGAACACAAGTTGAACTTCACCTTGGTGGACATCGTGTATGACAACGGTGACTACGCTGAACAGGTGGAACCCGGCAAGTGGATCGTCGCGTACAACTACTTCACCCCGACCGTCTTTCTCAAGGTCGAGAAGGACATGACCCTGACCGAATACTATGTGAAGGAGGACGAAACATGAGCGAGAAAAAATGTATCGCTTGCGGCGAAAGTTCTACGCAACTTATCGACTTTGGATTTGGGGGGTTGATGCTATGCCAAGCGTGTGATGACCACGGCAAGCAGATGGAAAACTTTATCAAGGATGGCATTGAGTTGAAATACTCCGATGGCACCAAAGAGATAATCAAAGAGGAGATCAAGTCATGACCGACAACAGCAGAACCTATACGAGCGTCATCGACACCGAAGTCTATGACAACGGGATGGACTACCTTGACGTGAACGTGTACGTCACCTGCCCTGACGGTGACGAGTGGCGCAAGACTGTCAGCCTGAACAAGAGGAGCGGGAAGTTGGATGGCTCAGTCATCTGCTATTCCGAGGGCAAGGATACTTGCTTTGACGAGCCAAAGTATCACCCGTCTACTCTCGTATCCCTCATGTTCAACGAGCGTTACGAAGAGGCCAAGCAACTTCTCCGGGCAGAACGCACCCGACAGACCAGCGTGAAAGACCACGCCGAGGAGATGTTAGAAGTACTGAAGAAGACATATCGTCTCTTGGAAGACCTTCATCATCTGGGACACCTGAAACACTACGCACCTTTCCGCGATTCCGTGAAACACATGATCGACAAGGTCGAGGGGAAGAAGTGACATGAAAACCCTATGCCTTCCACCACGCACCAAGTTCTACGGATGGGACTACAACACCGACAAGCAACTGCGGATGACGGGCAAGGAGTGGCATGTGTACGCCAAGCGCGGGGAGTTCAAGACGGAGCATGGCTCCGACTCCGCATGGGGCGGCAGGGTCGAGGTGTGGCTCGATGGTACGGATCAACACAAGAGTTCACGCTAGGTGAAACACAAAATAGGAACTGGCATCTATGGAACGTAATTGGTGGATGAATGATCAGGAAGACTGGTGGGATTCTCACAAGCAGGAGGAGGAAGCACGACGACAACTTCTTGATGAAGATGACGAAGAACTTTCTGAAATTGACTGTTGACCTTAGTGTCAACAAAAGTTATACTATCAACCGTTGGAAGATACCTACTTAGGAGGACTTATGAGTGAGACCAACAACCTGTTGAACAAGCCGCAGCACATCGTGTCGCTGGCCACTTCTTGTTTGATCGTTCACCCGCAGATGAACATCTGGACAGCGACAGTGCAGGATGGCCAGATCAGCGATGAGGTGACCGCAGCCAAGAACGCCGACCCGGACAGCGGCAAGTTCGTCAAGCATCTGCTTGCCAAGAACCCGGAACACAAGCGCATCCTCAACTACCGCCAGACGGTGTACAACTGGATGAAGCGGCGTACCTATGACTGGGCGGGGCCGCAGCGCATCCTGCCCGTTGTGCAGTACCCGACCTTCATGGAGGAGTACAAGCACCATGAGAAGACCTTCAACGATCTGGTCGATGAGTTCGTCAAAGTCTATCCGAGCATCGTGGCGAACATCGCGTTCGGCCAGAACCAGATGTTCAAGAAGGAGGACTACCCGCCCGTCGATGAGGTGCGGCGCAAGTTCTCGATGAGCCTCATCACGACCGAGGTCCCGGTGGGTGACTTCCGGTGCAACATCGCCACCGAGTTGGCCGATGACCTTGCCAAGCACTACGAGAGGCAGGCACGGACGTTGGTCGATGGCGTGTTGGAGCGGCAGAAGGCGCAGTTGATCGAGGTCATGCGGTCGCTGTCCCACTGCTGCGAGGACGATACGACCGTCGAGGACGGAGTGGTCAAGGTGCGGCGGCGTCGGCTGTACGACACGACCTTGCAGCGGGCGTTGGAGTTGTGCGACCTCTTCAAGGAGTTCAACGTCGATCAAGACCCGCAACTGGAGGAGGCGCGGTTCAAGTTGGCGTCGGTGCTGGAGGGCATGACGATCGACAAGTTGCGCGACAGCGATCTGGCGCGTGACCGCGTGAAGAGTGGAGTGGACGACATCCTGTCGAAGTTTGGCATGTAACTGCAACCATCTAGGAGAAAGCAAATGGCTATCAGTTTCAATACGTCGATCTCGATCAACGATGCGTACTTGCTGGTCAAGACGCTCGGTGAGACGAACACCATCCTGTTCTGTGGCGAGCCGGGTATCGGCAAATCATCCATTCACTACCGACTGAAGGAGGAGGACACGGCGACCAACGGGGCAGGCAACGAGAAGTACGACGACATCTATCTCGACTGGTCGAACATCGACATGGGTGACCTCTTCATCCGTGCGCCCAACCGGGAGACTGGGGAGTTGGACTTCTACCCGTCATCCGTCTTCAGGCTCAACAGCCCGAAACCCAAGCGCATCATGATCGATGAGTTGGCCAAGGGCGACAAGATGATGCAGAAGATGGCCATGCGGCTCGTCTTGGAGCACTACGCAGGTGACGTGAAACTGCCCCCCGGCAGCGTCGTGTTCGCCACGACCAACAACTTCTCGGACGGTGTGGGTGACAACATCCTCGCTCACGGCGGCAACCGCATGGTCATCGTGCAGGTGCAGAAGCCGACCGAGAAGGTCTGGCTCCCGTGGGCCAACGACAACGGCATCAGCAGCGTACTCAGGGCGTGGGTCGCTATGAACCCCCGGTGTCTCGCGTCCTACCTCGATGGTGGGCAGGATGACAATCCGTTCATCTTCAGCCCGTCGAAGCGCAACCTGTCGTTCGTCTCCCCGAGATCGCTCGCCAAGGCTGACAACATCGTGCGCAAGCGGGACTTGATCGGGCCAACGCTCACGCATGCAGCCCTGTCGGGCACGATCGGTCTGGCCGCTGCCGAGTCGCTCGCGTCGTTCCTCGTCATGGAGAAACAACTGGTATCGGTGCGTGACATCATGAAGTCGCCGGATACGATCGAGTTGCCGCACGACACCGCAGCCCTGCTCATGACGATGTTCAACGCGATCGACATCATCGAGACGCAGGACGACCTGAGCAACTTCATGCGGTTCATCAACCGCGTGCCATCCTCCGAGTTGAAGGCGGTGTTCTTCACCATGCTCGTCCAGTCCAAGCGGACGGTGCGGCTCGCCAAGAGCAACTCCGAGGTCATGACGTGGGTGAAGGGCAACATCGAGTTGGTGGTCTGAGGAGGTTCATATGTTCCACGAACAAGAGACACGGCTGAAGCGCCAGCACATCAGGCTGATGCGGCACCCCGAGACATGCCTCTACGGCGGCGTGATGCTCATGGGGGAGTCGAGCGTGGTCGATGAGCCGGACTGTCCTACGGCGTACACGGATGGTACGAACAAGCGATACAGCAACAACTTCCTGAAGACCTTGACCGACACCGAGGTCGCGGGGCTGGCACTGCATGAGAATTTGCATGTCGTGCTGATGCACATCCCCCGCCATCTCGATCTCATCAAGGAAGATGCGGAGTTGTTCAACATCGCAGCCGACATGGTGGTAAATGCCCTCATCGTCAACCTCAAGGACAAGGCTCTGGCCAAGTTGCCAGAGGGCGGCTACTACGAGGAGAAGTACATCGGCTGGTCTGTCCGTGAGGTCTACGACGATCTCAAGAAGCGCAAGCAGCAGAACCGGATGCCGCAGGGCAGTGGCATGGACAAGCACGACAGCGGCGAGGCCGACAAACTGACGCCGCAGCAGGTGAAGGAACTGTCCCAGAAGATCACGGAAGCGCTACACCAAGGTGCCCTTCTCGCTTCTAAGTTCGGGGCCGAGGTACCCCGTGCCATCAAGGACGTGATGGAGACCAAGGTGGACTGGCGAGATGTCCTGCGTGACTTCATCACGACCATGTCGCGTGGCGCGGAGGAGTACACGTGGCGCAGGCTGAACAAGCGTCGTCTTGCCCAAGACCTGTACATGCCAACCGTCATCAGCGAGAGGGTCGGGGAGATCGTCGTGGCCATCGATACGTCGGGGTCGATCAACGGGGCTGTCCTATCCAAGTTCGCCTCAGAGTTGGTCGGCATCTGCCACACGGCGCAGCCTGAACGGGTTCGGGTGCTGTGGTGGGACACCAAGGTGCATGGCGAGCAAGTGTTCGACAACTACGAGAGCCTGCTCTACATGCTGAAGCCACAGGGCGGCGGTGGGACTGAACCTTCATGCGTCAGTGAATACCTGATCAAGAACCGGGTGGAGGCTGACTGCATGGTGGTGCTGACGGACGGCTTCTTCTTCGGCACCCCGAAGTGGGATACGAAGATCCCGACGCTGTGGGCCGTGACCCACAACAAGAACTTCAAACCTGTCTCTGGACAATACATCAACATCGACAACTGAGGAGAAAGCACATGAGTACCGAGAAGGAAAAGCCGCTCTACAACAAGAAAGCGCGGGACAGGATCTATCAGACCGCATTGGGTGATCTATCACATCCTCTATACAAAAGCACCGTAGGCATCGGTAGTCTTGTCTACAAGATCGCAGCCGCACTGCATCACGTATCGAACGGTGAGGTCTTGTTGGGTACCCAGATCGACGGAGAGGGGGGGTGTGCATTCGTCAACAGGGATGGGTTCAAGATGTTCAGGCTTCATACCACATACGAAGGTAAAGCCCGTAGACGTAAGGTGAATCTGTCGCTCATGTCTCCAACATCTGACGGGTATGCCTACAGTACGTTTGTGGCTGAGCGCGATGGTGACATGGTGGCTGAGGCGATCCTGAACAAACGCCAGAAGATGCGGCGTAAGCAAGACCGTAAGGTGATCACTGAATACGGAGACAGGGTGGCTGATATCGTCCGGCGTCATATCTCATCCCATGAGGTCGCAGGCCGGGTCGGCGGGACGGTGCTTCGTGCGATCCGTGCGGTCATCACCTCTTCGTTCAACGAGGCCGTGTCGGATTCACCGAGGATCGAGATCGCCAAGATGCCACTCTTGAACTCCCGCGAACTGATCGGGTTGTTGACAGGCGTGGTGCATTTCAGCGAACTCTCGCCGCTGACGGTCGATACCCTGTCATCTGCGGTCGGGTACTTCAAGCCCAAGGTGGACATCCTTGGAGACAAGGTCGATGCATGCTATGACTTCTTCTCGACGGACAAGTGGGTGATCCTGACGGTGCCGGATATGGGCTATGCAGTCGGTGTGATCCCTGCGGCCAAGTTTCTGACTGCCATCGAGTACCACAAGCAGAGCGGCTATGCGAGTGGAAAAGAGGAGGTCTTCGGCAAGGAACTGCTTGAGGCCATGCCGGAACGGTTCAAGATCTTCGCTTCCGAGCAGGACATCGTCAACGACCCTGTATACGGTGAGGACATCAAGACCGCGCTCGTCTTCTACCGGACGTTTGCCGGACGGCCTGCTGATGACAAGATCCCGGTGCTTGTGCATGGTTCATCGAATGCAGAGGTCCACTTGCCCATCAAGGCCGCTGTCACGGGTATGGCTATGCCGAAGATGCTGCTGTTGGACAAGTGATGAAAAAGACATCCACAAATCCACAACAGTCTCTTGGTCCGTTCTATGTATTACACGAGAAGGTATGGAGGGTACCGCTATATGTAGGCGAAGCCAAAGAAGGCGACTACAGGCTATGGGTGGATGAAGGCTTTTGCAGGTTGTACGACAACAAGACACTGCCTGATCCCATCAGCGTACGGTTGGCGATAATCAATGCGCGAGGGTTCTCACCTGCTGTTTTTTCAGAGCATAGGCGTGACCACTCTCTCGTTGATATATCCAATCCGACAAAGCCTTACTCGATGGTGACCATAAAATGGAAAGACGACGAGAGTTATCAGATCGAGGGTGTCGGTTGGCGGTACAACGTGAACTACTACTGCATGGAACTGCCCGGCGAGATCATGAGTTCACTCAGGGGTGAAGACGGAAACAACAATGACACCGGAAGCGAAAGTCAAAGCGAAGGTAAAAAAGATCCTTAACGAGTTGGGGGCGTATTACGCGATGCCGATCGGAACTGGTTTCGGCAACAGCGGCGTCCCCGATTTTCTCATTTGCAAAGGAGGATTGTTTTATGGTATAGAGTGCAAGGCAAACGGTGGTAAGCCCACCGCGCTTCAGTTGAAGCACCTCGATGACATCCGCAAGGCGGGTGGAGTCGCATTAGTGATCGATGAAACAAACGTAGAGACCCTACGCAAGGAGTTGGAAAAATGAAGACGAAGAAAGAGAAGATCCTCGCTGCTCTGGCTGCTGGTCAGGACGCTGCGACGGTGGCCAAGAAGTTCGGCGTGTCGAAGTCGTACGTGTACGTCACGCGGTGGAAGGCCAACAAGAAGAAGCCCGCCAAGAAGAAGGCGGGGAAGAAGGAGAACCCCATCGAGTGGAAGCCGTTTGAGCAATTGAAGAAGGCCAAAGAGGCGTTGGATACGCTGGATCCGGACAGCCCGCTCAATTGGCCGGACAGCCCGTTCAATTGGAAGTGGGTGGACCTCCCGGCAGAGGCTGAGATTCCCCAGACCGACAAGAAGATCGACCCCGTCAACAGCCCGCCACACTACACGGCAGGGGGCATCGAGACCATCGACTTCATCGAAGCCAAGGACCTCAACTATCGTCTTGGCAATGTGGTGAAGTACCTCAGCCGTGCCGGGAAGAAGGTGGATGGCGACCCTATTGCTGACCTCAAGAAGGCCCGGTGGTATCTTGACCGCGAGATTCTTACACGAGAGTTCGCGTAATGTTCCGGGCCATCAATTGGTGGTGGCTCACACGAAAGGCCGATGCTAAACGGGAGTGGGGGCGTGTCCCCCCTCCCAACTGGGCCTGTTCACGCAAGAGGACAGGTGGGGACTATTGGTAAGGAGGATTCACTGTGGAAAGACCGAGCGAATACACCCTCGACCGCAAGAACCGGGAGATCAAGGAACTGCGGCGCGATAACTATGACCTGCGTGATGCGATCTGTCGTAAGGACATGGAACTGCGGGAAATGAAGCACCGGCTGGAAGAAGCAGATAGCACCACGATTTTCTTGGGGATCGCGTTTGCCGTGACCCTCATCGCGTTCATCATCCTTGCGCTACACGCACTGACCATTTCAAGGGGGGCATGACATGACCACGCAATATCAACCTGACCTGTTCGATGACGAGTGGGACAAGATGGCGCATACTCCGACAGAGTACCGCGCCGAGATCCGGCAACTGCGTGAGCGGTGCTACAAGTACGCCAAAGAGTCGGAGGAACTGCGTGAGGTTGTGAAGAACCTCCGCGCTGACTTGGATGCCCTGAGCAGTGAGATGGAGCGCATGGAGAGACAACGATGAGCAACATCAACGACGGCGGTCCGGCGTTTCCGTTTCAGGACGGGTATGGCCGAGTTTCCGGCATGACCCTGCGCGACTGGTTCGCGTCTCAGGCGATGGCGGGGTTGGTGCCATATGTTGTCAAAGGCGCAACTTTTGAAAATGTTGCCGAGGACGCCTACA